TTCAATAACTAACCGTGATAATTAAACACGGATCTCCATACCTCTTGATTACCTTTAAATCGTACACCTGTTGGTCGTCCTCAAAAGCTACACCGTTTAAGGCATCAAGCGCGATCTTTGCCACGTTATCAATGTCGGGCTTGCCTGGATTGATCTCCAGCGCCGCCGCTTGTGCTTTCTTTTTCTTTGTCCAACTCTTTGGGATCTCAAACTGAGCCTTGATCAATACCTTACAAGGACATTGAATCGGATCTAACTGATTTTGAATCATCACATCAGAACCCGCAGCCGCCAGCTTCATTTCATAGTTTTTAGTTTTAGCTGGTGTATAAACCCGCCCCATCCTGGTAAACCTTGGGCGCCCCTTGCCAATCGGTTGACCTGGCAAAAAGATATGAATCTCTTTCATATCCGCTTTAACCAATCTTTGATATCAACCTTTTCCTCCGACTCGACTTCTTGATAAATAGCCGCTTCATCAGGTAAATTGACCACCGATTGATTCAAACCCTCGTGAATAAATTCAACAGCTAAACGGCTCTGAGATATGTTTTGTTGCTTCGCTGTTATGTCTAATTGCTCTTTTAATCCCTTTGGCAATCGAACCACCAACGGCTTTTTTTCTACAGCCTTGCCTTGATACTTCATTTTGTTTTCCTTTACTTTCAACAACTTATAACTTTTATTAATTATTTGTTAATTTTTATTTAAAAAGCTATTGACCTTATTGTGATATCACTTTACTAATTAACTTGTAACAACGCAAGAGAGGATTTTATAATGAAACTTTTTTATGATGCAAAGTGTTTTGATAGCGCCCACGTTGTCAAAGAATGGCCTTGGGGTTTTAGAATGAAAACTGAGGCAAGGTTTTGGATAGAGACTACTAAACACGGTGATCGGTTTGTTAAGCAAACTCTTAACCCCAAAAATGGCAGATGGTGCAAGCCTAAGAAAAGCACTTACGAAGCTGTTATGGTTTTGACACAAGATGATGATAACAAGATGTCATATATCAGCATCGGTAAGTATGACTCGCAAAACTGGATGGCAGAAGCTTTAGAAATTATCGACTTTAACAAGCTTTCTGACGATCAGAAAAAACAGATCTGCACAGTTAATGCCTGGCAAAACGTTATGAAGCACGTCACCTTTCAATTACGGCCCTCTGACGATCATAGACCAGAAGCTGAGATCGATGCAGAGCAAAGTATAATCACTCAAAAAATTACCAACGTAGCTAATGCAAAAGCAAATGAGTGCATGGCAAAAAACAATTTGATTTAACAGTGCAGCCTACGGGCTGCATCATTAAGTAAACCAAAGAGAGAGAAACATGACAAATTTTTGGGAAACAGAAAACCATGAGGTTGATTTCTACAAGGGCTTGCTTGTCATTGCAGAAATCGAAACACAAGAAAACTTTGTGGTTCAGCTTAACGACAACAACGGGCGCAACATCACACGCAAACAGTTTGCAGATTGCGTCAACTCACACGGCATAGACCGCGCTTGCGGCACATTCAAAAAACTAGCGGGAGCAAAGTAATGAAAAAGTTTTTTAAACGCCTCGAAGAAAACCCGCTTGTTGAGTTGGTGGGCATCGTTGCTTTACTAGCTGCCTTGGGTGTCTCTTTGTTTTTCGGTCAACCGATATGAACGAAGTTAATCGAGCGCTGTTGATTGTAGACGATAATGCAGTTTGCAAACAATGCAAAGGCAACGGCTTCACAGCAGACTTTAACCACTTCACCGGAAAAACAGATTTTGAAGATTGTTTTTTCTGTGACAGCAGCGGCAAAGAAACAGTTTTAGTTTTTAACAAAAAGGAAACAAAATGACTTTAAGCAATTGGGGCCACGATGTTGACGCCCACATAACTGTAAAAATTAAAGACGTTTACGGAAATCGCACAGAATTTAAAGATTGCTTTTTCTGTGACAGCAGCGGCAAGGTCAGGCTTGTCTATCCCGTATGTGAAGACGCGCACCGCTTCGCCAAAATAGCTGGAACTAAGACGCTATCGCGCACCGTACTCTTGGCCGTAAAAGCTATGGGGTTTGACGTTAAAGTTAAAGGGGAAACATTATGATTGACCAGGTAAACATAAAAAAGATGCACCACCGCAACGCCCCTGACACGGAGATTGCGGCAGCGCACAAGGTGGCCCGATCGGTTGTAGGCAGACGCCTCGAAACCTTGCAAGGACTTGCCGCTTTGGGAGGTGTAGCGGCTGGCGAACAGATAGCCCTTGCGACCGGACTGTCTTTACTTAGCATAAGACCGCGCATTTCGGAACTATTAGAAATGAAGCTGGTTGAAGACACGTTTACAAGACACACAAACACTTACGGCAATACAGAAATAATTTGGAAACTTACGAAGAAGGGTGAAAAATATGTACATTAAATTTGAGGACATTCGAGAAATGGCCGACCAGATCCGGTTGCTTACGGGTGACGATCAGGACACGTTTTTAGACACGCTGGATGGCGAAACAGATGCAATGGATATTCTAGGCAAGTTAATACAAGAACGCACTGAATGTTCCATCTACGAAGCGTCAGCAAAAGAGTTAGCTGCAACATACATTGGCAGAGCAAAGCGATTGTCTGCAAAGCAAGATGCAATATCGCAAACAATGGGACAGCTTCTTGACGCAATGGATGAAAAGAAAATTCAACACGCTTTAGGAACTGTAAGTAGAACGAAAGCCAGGTGGTCAGTAAGAATTGATGATGAGGCAGAAGTTCCTTCGCAGCTTAATAAAGTAACAACAAAGCCAGACGTTGCAGCAATTAAAAGGCTAATGGACGAGGGCGAGACAGTCCCAGGCTGCTCAATCAATCCAGGCAACCCATCGATTACAGTGAGGATCAAATGAGCGACCTACAAAAAGCAATGTCAGAAGTAAACGATCTGAATAGAACGCATGGAGTAACCCAGCGAGGCGGCAAAAAATACACAGAAGTATTCGTGCGCGTTGAAGCTTTCCGCAAAGCATTTGGTACAGATTATGGAATTGACACACAGATTGTTGTTGATGATGGCAAGCGCGTTGTTGTTAAAGCAGTCATTACAAACGCCGCCGGCATGACTATCGGATCTGGAATGGCTGAAGAAATCAGGGGTGTTGGCAATGTCAATAAAACGTCAGCCCTTGAGAACGGCGAAACCAGCGCCATAGGACGCGCATTGGCTTCTTTGGGCCTACATGGTGGAACTTACGCTAGCATCAATGAGATCGATGCTGTGCCACGCAAACAGCAAGCCCAGAAAGAACAAGCCGCTGGTCCATCTACGAAGGCGGCAGAGCCCGAAACGGTTGCATTGTTAACTCACACTGGCAAACAATTAAAAGAACTGGATCATTCAGAGTTTGCTGAAAGCCTAATTAAAATGTTTAAAGTGTACTGCACTACGACACATGACAAAGAGGGCAATGAGGTCGAACCACGCAGACGCATGACTTTGTTACGCGAGTTAAAAGAACACAACGAAAGCTCGATTGCTTTAGTAAGTGGGCCATTAACTGAGCAGATAACAAAAGCCTACACCAAAAGCTTGCGGTCTCTGGGCGCACAGAATGGAGAAAAGTAAATGGAAACTTGGGGAGAAATAAAAGCCAGGCAAAAAAAAGAACAGGTTGAGTTAATAAACAAAATTGCTCAAACTGAAATAACGCAAACAGAAGCAGCGAAAAAACTAGGAATATCACCACAAAATCTAAACAGTTTTATTTTAAAAAACGATATTGATTGGCCTGTTAAAAAACAGGGGAGGAGAGCAAAATGTATGGACCAGAAGTGAGCGCAATAATTAACGGCTCTCAGCAAGGATTAACTCATAGAGAAACCGCAAATATGTTTGGGATGTCTTATTACAGAGTAAAAAAAATATCAAAAAAACTTAAAATTGAATTTGTTTGTGCAAGGAGAAAAGCAAATGAACAGCGATTTAGAAAAAATTCTACTGAGGACAAAAAGACTTTTGAAAATAATGACAATGAAAGCAACAAACTCCAGCCGCCCGAACCTCAAAATGGAACTGGAAGAGGTATCAGCAATGATGGAAATGATCAGCAGAAATTTGGAAAAATCAAAAAAATGATAATGGATTATGAAACAGTTTATGCCACACGTTTAATGAATTTTGAAACCAATCAGGCACGACAAAGGCTCAGGCCACCACTGCCAATAAACTGCGATAAAATTAGAAACAGCAAAAACATAAGAATAAATCCCAGGCAAAATGCAGCTATGCAACTTAAAAGAATAATTATTATGGATCTTTTTACAAAAAACAAAAAGCTTACTTCACACGCCGTTGCTGGTTTATGTGAATTTACAACTCAATCGTCAGGTCAGATCTTAAATCTTTTGTTTCGAGAAGATAAGCTGGTAAGAGAACAAGTTTATTTCGGGCCAAATGTTAAAGACGCTGTCTACGTTTATAGCAAACCTTAATGTATTGGGCCGTTCTTATTTTAACTTACTATGTTGAAGATCATACGATACATTCAAAAATTTACTTTAAAGATATAGCAACCTGTCACATAGCAAGTGATATCTATTACCCACTTATATCTGAGGAGTATGAATTTTCTATGGCACGATGTAGAGAAACAGATTTATTCCACAGCGAGTTTAAACAAAGACCAAAGCTTAGACCATAAGCTCAAAGTGTGGGCCATCTATGAATGGCCTACGCCCTTGGGTACGTCTTGTATCTATATAGCCATTCATTGCATCTTCCATCGTGCCATCGAAGTAAGCTATATTTGTTACTGTCCAGGCGGCTCCCCAACGGACGGGAACATCTATTTCCCTAGCAGACTCAGCCATTGCCGCAGCAATATCATCATATAGATTAAGCTCCCATGACGCCCTGGAACCAATGTATGCCATGAGATCAACAGCAAGGCCATCAAGATGCTTTGACTTCATCGTTTGCGAAGCACCTTTTGCAACAAGATCCTCTTGTTCTTTTCGAGTACGCATCCCGCAGATAACACCAAAGTCTATTTTAGATTTATGGATAGCTCCCTTTACTACAGCAGCCAGGCGTTCATCTACTCCGATCAGCCTATCTAGGCTTCGTGTTGATAATTTAAATGTCATTTCTCTGTCCTTACGTTTAAACAGGCTACAGCAATTCCATTATGTGTTATCATAACTTCAGCGAGTTTTCTATTCTTTTCACACTCAACGCTAGTTTCGTGCACAGCTAATTGAAAATAATCTACGGGTTGACCAGATACTAATTGAATCCAAACAAGCACCCACATCAACTAGATAACTTTTTCTTTATCCACATTACTAAGGCAAACACAGTTAACCCGTACACCGTAGCAACACCAATATCTAAAAGATGTTCACGCATATGGTAGATAAATTCAATGCCAGCCTCAACATCACTGCCGCCACCCATGCCAATGTTAATTGTTTTAGTTCCTATCGAGCCGACCGTCTGGCTCATTTCAATATCACTGTCCATTACTTTTTACCTAAAAATTGTTTAACGCCCTTCACCCCAAATGAAGCACTGATTGCAGTTAAAAGCGCCCAAAAATACCAATCTGGTGCAAGAGAAAGTTGCTCGAACCCGTGAGCAACAACACCTTCCATGCCTGGTATGAAACATAAACATAATGGTATCGCTAGGATTATTGAAAAAAACTCATCTTTCCACGAACCAGCAGAATTTTCTGCCATGATTCTTTCCCAATCCGCAGTTGACGTTTCTTTAGATAAAAGAATTTTAGCCTTACTCTCAGCTTCTACAAGTTTGAGTTGTGCCGCAGCAGCTTGCTTATCAGCTTTGCCTTGGAGCCAAGACCCTGCAAGATTAGCCACAGGTCCAATTAAGTTTGAAATAATACTCATTTGTTTTCTCCCCTATCGTCAAAGCTTATCGAAGCTTTAGTCTTATCAGACTTTGCAGAGTAGGCATTGAAGCCCATGTAAGCAGCAACAACACCAGATGCAGCGATAACGTACACACTAGCTATATCTGTAATTAAAGTAGCAGCTTTGTCAAAGCCTAGAACAGAAGCAAAAAGAATAATAAACGGATAGATCAACATACCAGCTAAAGCAAAACCCGTAAATCTACGCTCTGCATTACGCTTTAAATCCTGGTCATGTATCTCAAGCCTACGGTCTTCGAGCGCGAGTAGGTTCCATTCGGTGCGCTCAATCGTTGAGTTATTGTTTAGATCTGCCTTATCAAACTCTGTCATAATGTGTCCTTGCGTATGCCTTTGCTATATTCCTATCACTTGTTATTATTATAATCCTTTTATTGCTGCTATATACAATATAGTTTCTACCTCTTTTTATAAGAAACACTCACCATTTACCCTGCTGCTTGCCTACAAAATATATAGCGACACCGGCCACAGCCAGGCTAATGCTTACAATTATTGTAATTATTATTCCATTAATTAAATTATCTTTAAACTCTTGCCTAGCATAAACCAATGCTCTTTGCTGCTTACGTTGCTCGGCTTCTATCTTAAGAATTTCTTTCCATGCAGATGGACCGTAAACAAATGAAATATGATTCTGAATTTCGGATCTCATTTCCTTCAACCGCTGGCGTTTGGACCATAAGTCGAGGGCGTCAGCTTGATGGTTTGAAAAAATTTTATGGTACAGAGATGGGTTTTTTGATTTTTGTTCAAGGAAATCAATATCACTTGAGGCTTTGGCAAACTGTGAAATGGCGCCGGTAAAAGAACTAATTTCTTTACCTACCTCTACAGCTTTTTTTATTCCATTATACGCGGCTGTCGCTGTGGCGATAGCTGAAACAGGATCTAACATTCAAGATCCTATCCCATCATGTTTACACGCAGAAGCAGTACAATGATAAATGCAGATGCACCTATAACAATAGCCTCAATGCGTTTTACCCTATTAAACAAATCTTTAAATTGAATTTCCATCTCGGTTTTTATTGCCACGATTTCTTTCTCCAATCCGTTAATACGATCATGCGCTGAAGCTATTGTTCTTTTGTCCATTTATTTTAGTCCTTAGTTTCTTTTTCTGTCCCAGAGATCTCCAAAGAGTCGGCTAACATTTTACCAAACGCCTCGCTGCCTACTCGCAATTGATCTAAATTAAACTGAGCAGAAGTTATCTTTTGCTGTAAAGAATTAATGTGATTGATCATCATCTTTTGCTCATCAGTTAAATCATCTTCTGTGTAGTCTACATCATTAATCGTAATAACCTTTTTTTCTTCAGTCATTTTGATTTCCTTCTAGGTTGTTACCACGGAACCCCCGTAGCTTGGGTTGGTGCTTTAAGCACCGCTATCTGGGCAGCAAGTCCTGCCTCAGTATCGTCCTTGCCAACATGAGCTTGCGCCCATGCTATGCAATTAGCTTCTGTCACACTGTCATACACAATGAAGTCAGATGCATCTGGGTCAGGTGTGCAGCCGAATGAGCCGTAGCTGCCGACTGAGTGCGTTACTGCATCATCGCCAGTGCCAACGGTTTCTGACGCACTGCAACGCCAGTGTATTGTGTCGATGCCACCAGTTGCGATTGTGTTTTCAACGGTTGGTATAGTCCAAGTATATGTGATTGCCATGATTAAACCTCTTGTGCTTCACGCATTGCTTTGTATGCAGCCTTAACATCGTCTGTCCATGCAGCGTTAGCTATAGCTTGTACACTTGCAGCTTCACCAGAAATGTCTGTGGCTGTGTGTGTCCAATCACCATCAGCATCTACTGATGAGTTAAATGGCTGAAGAACGTGCCTGTGGAAACCACGGGATAGCTCTTTTAGAGAACCGTCTGCCTGTTCTTCCATCACGCAGTCTGCGCGGCGTACTTGTATGCTGTGTTTATTTACGATCTCGATCTTATCGTACACGCTAGTCTTAGTTAAGTCTCCGTTTGCCATGTTTACCTCCTATGACGTTGGACTGTCCGACCCTAAGTCCATTAGGGTTATGTTGTTATGCTACTTGTATAGTAATTACACCATCTACACGGGTGCTATTTGTGAGTAGATTAAGATTATTTACATAACTTGTTCCTTGATTTATGTATTGAAGATATGCATAAGACTGACTAACTGCTCCATTAATAGTAGCATCGGTAATTGTAACTCCAGCGTTGCTAATAAAACCTACAACGCCACCTCCCGTTGTCCCACTTATAGAAGTAAACGGAAGACCAGCTACTATACAATCTCCAGAGAGACTTCCTTTAGCTGCCAGAGTAACTGAAAATGAGGCAACTAGGGTACGACCTACCTTGGTATAAGTACCTGTTGCACTAGAATAAGACTGACCAGAAACACCACCCGTGCCTCTAAGAACAGGTGTCCAAGTCCCTTCCTCATAATGATCCAGAATTTCAGCCGTAGTAGATGCACCGCCTGCTGAAGTAGCTGTCTGTGCAGAAAAATCAATGCCCTTACCTGCTGTGCCGATTACTAGGTTTCCGTCTGGAATTAAGGCATTCCCATTACCTTGAAGTTTTAATACCTGTTTCTGTGCTGTAAACGGCGCACCACTACCATCGTGGATATTAAACGCAAGAAAGCTATTAGTAGAAGTCCCTGAGTGTGAAGACATGATAGAGTGATACCGCACAGTTGAACTGCTACGACTAATCCTAATCTTTTCAGCCTCAGTATTATCTCCAGTGGATACTCCTAAATACAATATGTCACCAATAACATCTAACTTACCTTGATTAGATGTAGAACCACCAATGTTGACGTTGCCTGACGAGTCGATGCGCATACGTTCTGAGCCATTAGTGTTAAAACGCAAGTCATTATCACCTGTGCCACCACCGTAACGAATAGAGCCGCCGGGAGAGCCAGCACCACCTTGGACTGTTATAGCGTGTGCAGATGAAAGTGTGCCAATGTAAGCACCGTTTGAAATCCCAATATTTCCTGACGAGTCAATGCGCATACGTTCTGAGGTTGTACCAGCAGTAGTGCCAGTACGTAGGGCTAAAAAAGCACCTGAACCACTTGCCGCTAATTGCACCCCACCCGAAGTTGACTGGAACTGTTCAAAGAATGAATCAGCACCCCTTGAAATTTTTAAACCATTACCGCCGCTAGTTGTGGCTGCTTCAATCCTATAGGTAGGGCTTGATACCCCAATCCCAACATTACCGCTGCTGTCGATGCGTAGTCGCTCACCAAAAGTGCCATCTTTTCTTGTGTAAAATGCTAAGTCTGCTGTTCTATTTGCAGAGGTACTAAAATCTTCAGTGGCAATAGCTGATAAATACGCACCAGCCACATTATTTGCTGGAGCAAGAATTAAATTAGCCACGTTGTTTGTGGTGGCGTTTGTATTTGTAATGTAAAAGTTTGTTGTCGTTGCATGACTACCTCTGAAAAAGTAAGAGTCAATTGCTGATGTGGTTGCATCTATAGTTCCGCTAATATCCACATTGCCTGTAACCTGACCCGTAGTCCCATCGCTGAAAATCTGTAGATCAGAGCCAGCGCCAAAAATGGCTTTGTTATTATCTCCAAAGAGAACATTGTTAGAACCCGTTGTATTGCCAATGCCCAGAACGGTGGACAGACTTCCCGCGCCACCCCCTGCCGTAGCAGCATCAACATAAGCTTTGATTGATTGCTGGGAAGCGATCTTAGTAGCACTGTTAGAAGCAAAGTTATCTTCGTCCAAGAACGCAGATCCAGATACACCCGTATTTAATACGGGGCTAGTTAGTGTCTTATTTGTTAATGTATCTGTAGTAGCTTTACCTACCAGTGTGTCACTAGCATCAGGGAATAGAATAGTTCTAGTAGCAGTAGGATCAACAAGACCAAGATTAGTTACATTGCTGTTTTGATAAATACCTAATGTTGGAGTAGAACTACCATTGAATTGAAAGTTACTATTGCCATTAGGGTCTGAAATATAAACCTGACCACCATCAGCTTCTAAGAAAATGTCATTACCAGAATTAATCTTAAGGCTTGCAAGGGAAGTAATGCTTTGGGTTGCACTGTTGTTTATTGCAACCGTTAATCTAGTTACGTTATCATCTTTAAAGAAAAATGTACCACTGCTTGCATCTATAATAATATTACTGGATGAATCTAATGTAATCCCACCACCACCATCGTTTGTAATTTTATCTAACGCAATGCTACCAACATTAGTTATGTTTACATCGCTCATATCTAAGCTGCCCGTTATAGTGGGGCTAGTTAGAGTTTTATTTGTAAGGGTGTCGGTAGTAGCTTTACCAACCAAAGTATCACTGGCGTCTGGAAGAAGCAAAGCTCTTGTTCCAGTAGGATCAACAACACCCAATGATGTGGTGTTGCTGTTTTGATAATATACCATAGTTGCCTGGGCGTTATTAACAAACTGTATTCTTTGCTGACCACTGGTTCCAAGTATATCAACATTACCACCAGCGGGTTTAAGAGCAATATCATTAGCAGAGTTTACATTAAAACCAGAAGCAGAGTTAAGCGTGGCAGCTACAGCACTAACTTGAAATGTAAGCCTGGTCGCTCCACCATCTTTAAAATAAATTTCACCACCGTCTGCATCTAAGGTGATATCACCAGACGAATCTATAACTACATCGCCTGAGAAGTTTAAGTTTCCAGTAAAGGCGGGATTAGCAAGTGTCTTATTGGTTAGCGTGTCTGTTGTAGCTTTACCCACAAGAGTATCGCTTGCATCTGGAAGAAGCAGCACCCTTGAGCCAGTAGGATTAACCACGCCTAGTTTAGTTGTATTGCTATTCTGGTAATAAGTTATCGTTGAACTACCAGCAGAATTGATCTGAACAGCTTGCGCCCCAGAGTTTTGGAGAAAATCAACAGTACCAGTTGAGGGTTTAAAAGCTATACTCCCGTTTGTAACAGCCATGATAAGTTCGGTTGCTGAAACAATAGATGTGCCAGCAGCGCCAAGCTCAAATGTTATTCTAAGCGTACCGCCATCTTTGAAAAATACCTGATCACCGGCGGCATCTAAAACAATGTCACCAGCAGCATCTAAAAGAATATCGCCAGATCCAGTGAGAGTGCCTACACCTAAACTACCTGTGATAACGGGGCTTGCTAAAGTTTTATTTGTTAGCGTGTCTGTCGTGGCCTTACCGACAAGCGTATCACTAGCATCAGGAAGCAGTAACGTCCTAGTAGCAGTAGGATCAACAACCCCTAATTTTGTAACATTACTAGCTTGAAAATACTGCATCGTTGGTTGTGCGGTATTATCAAGCGCCATTCTTTGTGCGCCTGTGCTGGCAAGAAGATTAATCTGACCGCCGCCAGGCTTAAAATCTATATCGCCAGAAGTGCTTACTATTGTAAGGTTATCAGCAGCCGTAATAAGGTCAGTAATATTGCCATTGATAACAAGTTTAGTTGCACCAGCAGAGGTTTTAATTGTTATCTTTTGTGTATCAATATCAGTTCCTACAACCTCACTAACAGGTACAGTTGTAACATTGCCGGAAGCATCAAACTTTATAAGTTCATTTGCACGATCAGCAACCAAGGGAAGGCTAAGATTAACTCCAACAAGTTTGTCGCCTGGTTGCGCTATAATCGATCTGTCAACTTTTTCATCAAGTTGCTGTGACATAACCACGTTGCTATCAAGCTGCTCATTCAATGAAGAAGCAAGGAGATCACCCGCAGTAACAAAGTCAGTTGTTCTGGAAAGCTCTCTACCACCCATGATAATTAAAGTATCAGAGGATATAAGCGCCGTGACTAAGGAAACTGACCCCGTTCCATTTGCGTTTATTGATACGCTGTAATTCGTTGCGCCGGTTCCAATCGCTAATACCACGTTGTTTTTTAAAACAGCGATATCGGAAGCTTGTAATATGTTGAAACTAAAAGCGAATGGCCCTGTTCCAGTAGTGCCTTGAAACTGAACTCTGCGCGTAACGGGGTTAATTGCGATATCGGTCATGTCTACTTTCCACTTGTTTAGCTATCCTATAGCAGATTTATTAATAATGTTCCAATAATTAGTTATCGAAAACCACCACCAGTTTTTACTATGCTTGATGGCGGCAACCACATATCTTTTCCAGTTTCTTTTTTCATTCTTCTTTCCCTTCTTTTAAGGTATCCAGGGTTTATAGTTTCTTGTAATTGATACCAAATCAAATAATTCATTGCTTCTTTTGTGTAAAACAAATTGCCAAATGGCACGTTGCCCTTGGCCAATCTAAGTGCGGAGCTTGCAAAGGCTACATCTTCTCCCATCAAAGAGCTTCTAGCTTTGAGAGCAAGATCAACCGCTTGGGATGCTGTACCAATTCCAGGGCCAGCTAATGTTTGAAGTGTAGAACCGCCATAACGGTTAGCCTCACCGAACAAAAAGTCTCCATATATTCCAAGACCACCGCCTTGCAAAGCGGCAGCAATAAAAGATTCTGCGCTTGGTGGGCGCATTTCGTTTCCTTTAGCAACTTCTTTTAATTGCATAACATAATAACCAAGAACAGTTGTTCCTACGATAGTATTGATCAGGCCCATATTAGCGCCCACACCACGTTTTAGCTGATCCCCTAGTGTTCTAGAGCCGTACCCGTACACTTGACGCCCAACTCCTTTTGTCAAAGCAGTTACCCCAAAGGATTTAAACTGGCCTATAAATCTAATAGCCTCACCCCCTGCTGTTCCTGGACGATAACCCCGCCGCATAATTGCACGTTCTCGCGCTCCTGGTGATGGAACAGAAAAATCGGCCTCCGATACAAGCAAAGCAAATACGTTCTCACGAATTGCAACATCTGGTATTTCACCTGGTATAAGATACACCCTCCCATCAGGACCTTTCTTTGCTCCCTTTCGAGCTAGTTCCCATCCAGAGGCTTCTATTCCATAATTTTTAAGAATACGTTTTAAATCTTCTGGAAGCTTATCAAAACGCTTCGTTGCCTCACGACCAAGATCATTTGCAATCATCAAAGTAACACCACGTTTATTGCTTTCAGTCCAAGGTTGCAAAAGATTAAGCTTAAAGAAAAGAGACATCGCTTTAGCAGTCCTACCTGGAATATCATCAGCAGCGTTAAATCTGCTCATAAAATCACCTAACTGTCCCTCAAGACCTACGCCAAGCCTGTCGGAGAACTCACGCATTTCACCTTTATTCATACCTCTAAACACAGCAGTAAGTCCGTCACTCCACGCATCAAGAAGTGATCTACCTTGATATATTCTGTTACTTGCAATAAATGCGACATCAGAAAGCGCAGACACCCATGCCCCGCCAAGCTTTGCCATAGTTTGCAAAGACCTATACCAGTGCATTGCTCTAGCAATAGATGTATGAGATCCAATGTTTACATCACCGCTAACCTCTTTTAGAGCAGCTTTAAATGTTAATACATTTGCTTCCCGTTTAATTTTTTTAAGTTTTTTAGGATCGTTTTTATAGGTACTTTTCATGCGGTCAATAACGCGCTCAACCATTGCTTCAGGGTTAGTTCCAAACACATCCATAAGGGCGGTGGCTCTTGATGATGATTGTAAGTCTTGCATAAATGATTCGCGCAAGGATGCTTTTCCAAAACTTTGATCGTAATCGTACCAATCATTGGGGCTTTTAAAGGTAAAAACTCCTGATGCACTTTGTTTTTTAGCAATATTACCTGGCCCCTTAAAGGCTCTGCTTATTTCAGGTACATTTTCCTCACTCCTTCTTACGCCTGAAACGATAGCGTTATATGAACTTATTAAAAATTCATCTATTCTTTCGGGAGCAATGCCCATTTTTTCGTAATCTAATTTATTTTTAATTTCCTCATACCAGGCTTTATATCCAGCCTTGACTAACCTACGTGGATCGTGGCTTGCCTGGACAACTCTGCCTTCTTTTAATTTTATAAATGATCCAGCTTGGTTTTCTCTTAAAAGAGCCTGTCTTTGGTATTTAAACAATATTTTAGCTATATCTTTTGCATCTTTACTTGCGCTAGGAACTCCCTGCGGTTTCGCTCTGTTTAGATCACCAAGAACATTTGCAACTTCTCTTTCAAATTCGCCTTTCATATTATTAAATTTTATATCAAGTTTAGATTTTTTTAAATCAGCAACTAAATTGCCTAAATAAGAATACAATATACCGTTAGTAAGGGAATCAACAGACCGACCAGATCCGGCAAACGGAGTGTTAACTCCAACTAAAACACCTTCCAAACCCAATGAGGGATCACCTACAATTTTATCAGCAGCCTCAACAAATGACATTATTTTTTGTTCTTTAAGAATGTTCATATATCGATTGCGTTTTTCAATCTTTGCTGAAATCTCTGCATCTTTCGCCATTGCCAAGCCTTTAGTCAAAACTTCGGCTTGCGCTTCTGCAAATAAACCTGGAATTTTTCTAGATTTTTTTTCTTCTTGTAACTCAGCAAGCATTTCTTTTAGCTGCTTTTCCGTCAAGCGGTCTTTGTTTACTAAACCTATAACTTTTAAACAATCTGCCATTATGACCCCGCTACGCAAGCACTGGCGGCTTCTACGACTTCTACATAAGCTTCAGTTGTAGAAGCAATTTCTTCTAGTTCAGCTAACTGACTTAAATGATAATCAGTTAAACCATCATCTGCCCTAATTTGCTCAATCATTATTTCTTGTCTAGGTATTATGTAATCAAGTTCTGCATCTTCACCTATAGAGTCAAACTTTAAAAGATCTTCAAAATATGAATCAGTTGGTGGGGCGTTGCCCATTACATCATCTACCGAAACACCTTCAATTTTAGTTCCATTGCGCGCTAATTTTTCAGCTTGAAGGTCTACAATCATTTTAGACAAACCACCATAAGCTTCAGCAGCACTTAAATTAAGTTCAGACATTTGATCAGAAACAATAGCCACTTCTTCATCAGATATATCTTTTACACCATGCTCTTCTAATTCTTGGCGTATTCCATCCCGTCTTGAAATTTCTGCTTCGAAATCATTAACCGAATCATGGTAATCCCTCCAAGTCTGCGCGTCTTCTAAATCATTTCGTGCAAAAATAAGATCGCCACGAGCTTCCTCAGAAAGAGCTTCAAGTAAAGCATCAGTATTTCTTTCTGGTAAGTACCCAGCTTCTTCAGCAAGCTCTGCCATATCGTCAAGATTTAATTTTGATTTAGTATTGTTTACCGGACTAACCGCAGTTCCTTTTTTTGTTACATAGCCAGCCTTCGGTTTAAACCCAATATTTATTAATTCTCCACGAAAGGTTGGATCTTGATCGTTTATGCCGCCTGAATTTTTAATGAATTGACTAAGGCTTACTGGTTTTTTTGGTTCTTTTGGAATAACCACATCAACCAAAACCTGTTGATCTGTTGCAAGTTGACGAACAGCAATTTCATAAGCAGTACGGAGTTTGGCGCCAGATGAAAGATCACTTGCTGTTTCCGCCTCTAATCTTTTAGTTGGCACAGTGGGCTCGGCTTCACTAACACGAACAGGAAGATCAATAGCGTCTAACTCAGTTCGAATTATACTTTCTAAGTCTTCCCCAACCGCATCTAGTATTGCTTTAGGATCTACGCGAGAACGTGCTACTGCACCCGCTACGGTTCCAATCCCACCGCCCAAGAAAAAACCAGCGCCCACATTAAGAAGTGCTTCTGACATTGTATAATCAAGCTGCTGAGATTGTGACAATGAATAATAAAAAGGCTCAAGGATTAAAGCCCCGCCAGTACCCTCAATAGCTCCAACCCTAGCCCTTCCCGCAACCCTTCCATACCTGGCAACAGAAGCAGCTTTTGCTGTTGGTCCAACAATAGGAATAAACATTGAGGCAATTTCAAGTGGATCTGATGCAACGGCCAACATCCCACCACCAAACTTTGCTACGGTAGGAATTAAACCTGTCGGGCTTTTAGATATAATTGCGTTTCGAATTAGTTCTTCTTTTTTACCTTCAGCTAAAAGCTTGGCTTCTTCTGAAGAAGTCGGGGATTCAAACTTTAAACCAATAGAACTATACTGTTCATTTAAATCTTCTGGGCTTTTTAACTTACCTTCTGCTAAAGCAATTTCAGTAAATTTATCTTTTACAGTTTCGGTTTGAGCATATATTTCATTGAGCCTATCGCTTATTGTTTCTCGAGCTATAGGATTTACCTCTAAAGCTAAATCATATTCAAGATCTGCTTGAAGCTGTTCAAGCTCAAGAATTTCTAGTTTGTTTTCTTCACTAAAAACATCTGAGCTTGCACGAAACTGTTCTGCTTGCCTTGAAAGCAAGGTTCCAGCCATCGGCATAGCTGCTAACTCTGATACAGCCCGACCTAAAGAAACGCGCAAATCATCAGCAGCGGTTATCCTATAAAGGCGATTTTCTGTATTAAGAGGACGGGGCTGCATTACTTGTTATACTCATCAATATATTTTTGTGACTCTTGAGAATATCCCATTGATTCTTCAAAAACTCTTAAACCTTCGGGTGTTTGTTCATAAAGATCAGATACTATTTCTGGAAGTTCTAAAAATTTAACTTCAAAACCAGCGGGAAGCATACCTTTGCTTGTAACATAATGAAGGCTTAAACCATCTCCAGTGCTATTGTTTAAGAATTTTCCAGTAGAACTAAGGGAAGCAGCGGCAACCTCTCTATTAATAAACTCTGGAAATTCTTCTGTGTCTAATTCAACAAATGGAAGTTGTTTCATAATATCAATATCCATAAGCATTGATACATTTTTATCTATAACTTGTTCATCAAACTCCATTGGAACAACATATATTCCACTGCTATTAATAATTGTTTGACTGACCTCTGGTATTAAATCTTGAATAACACCCTCTACAACTTCCGCAACGCTACCGCCCGTTTTAAGCCTTGAAATAGAAAGTTTCTCAACAGTATCAAATTGTTCATTAAATATTTGACTACCAACTTCATCCCCACCAGTTAAGTATGCTACCCTATAGTCTTCTAAGGCAGCAACTATTTCCGCATCAACATCGTTTTTAGTTGTTGAAGGCTGACCAACGAGTAGTTCTTCCATAGTTAACTTTGAAAGATCGACTAATTCTTTTTGCACTACTACATTATCAGTGTACATTGCTCGGATGTACTCTGAATTTAATCCAGCTGATCTTAATTCTTGAATAAATTTTGGAGCATAATCTTCAAGACCTTCCCGTATTACACCAAAAGAAACAGTAGCAACATCTGAATCAAAATTCTCAATTACACTTGCTAAACGTGCCGCCATTTGTTTTGGCATAACAGTTCTTAAATTTTGCGGAAGGTCAATTTCATCAAACCGTTTTTCCATAAAGTCTTGCAACCTTACCAAACCTTCAGAAAGACCAAGAAAATTGTTTCCCTCAATGCTTCCATTAATATCATCAACTATTCCACCAGCAACTTCATCCGTACCGACAACAAATGCAGCAGCGTCTTTATTAAGGGCGTCACTTCTTTTATTAATAGTTTCAATCCAAAAATTTTCTCTTGCTTTAGCGTTAATAATATCTGTTGGATTGCCATTAGCCTTTGCATCGTTAAATTCTTTTTCAAGCTCACTAGCTATTTCAAGTGTTCTGCCTATACTCATACTGTTAAGAGCGCCACGATTAGCAGCATCTTCACTAGCATTACTCCAAGACTCAATGTATTGCTCGGCTTGTTCTTTAGGGTAAATACTTTCTATATATTCTTTATTAATTTCAAAACCAGGCGGAGGCTGAAGGGTTAAGGCCATAGCATCTATAGCTTCGGTTAAGTCTTTTGCAGCAACATTTTGCGCTCTATTTATTTCTTTATTTAAACTGTTTTCTAATTTAGTATTGAAGGCAAGATTTGCTTCATAAGTCGCACCTGGCAATGGTGTTTTTTCATAAATTTTAAGAAGTGCTTTTTTCGTATTAATGCTACTTGCATTATCATAAGTGTAAATTCTGTTTTCTCGCACTGCTTTGCTTAACGTACTATCAGCAACCTTTTTAGCATTTTTTTCACTTACACCAAGAGCTATTAAATCATTAACAAACTTGCCAGCCGCTAGTTCAATTTTTTCTTCATTAAACCTTTCTGATAATGCCATATCGATTATTTCTTGTGCGCCAATTTCAGTAATTTCCTTTACCCGATTAGCAGCAACTACTGTTGCTTTTCTTGTAGCAATATCGGAATATCTACCTTGATAGGTCATTGCGCTATCGCTTAGTCGAGCGGAAAGAACACCAGCAGCAACAGGATCAATTTCCTGCAATGATGCAGCATACCCATTTTGAATATCAGCTATTGATTCTTGAAACACAGACATAGGCATATCGTCTTTATCAGCTTCACGAACAAGGTTTTGATAATCTTGTTTTGCAAGACTTTCTATTTCTACAACAGCAATTCTATTTGCAGCATCAAATGCGGCACGTTCCTCAATGTTAGTAGGCCCACCAGCCTCCCTAAGAGCCGTTAAGGTGGGTAAAGCGCCATCTTCGCGCACTGACTCCTGACCACGGGTTTCGGCTTCAGCAGCGGCTTGTTTAAAGGCAAAGTCAGACATACGGTCAAGTTGCTGAGAAATGTTCTGGCCGAGCCTTGCTTGCTCTCGCGCAGCAGCAAAATCCATCTGTTGGGGCTGTCGCGTTTTTAAACCAATTCTCTGATATCGTGGAAGGATTGCCATTTTTTTACCTTAAATTACCTGTCCGTATCTATATGCACCAGAGCCTATTGTTCCAGCAGCAGATACATAAGAGTTTAATTGTGCAGCATTTCCAGCAGCTTGATATATACCAGCTTGTGCGCTGCCTTGCCCTAGCGCCATAACAGCATTATCGGCAGCTATATTAAATTCTCTAATACCCTCACCCATTGCAAACCTTTGTAGTGTAGCCGCAGATCCAGAAGTAGGATCAACACCGCCAGCCCCAGCCCTAGCAACAATAGCAGATAATGTTTCATTTAATCTTCTTAATGCTTCACTGCCCTTTTGCTTATAAGCAATAGCCTGAGATCTGCCACGAAGCTCTGCTTGGGCAGCTTGTTGCTCATACTGACGCTTCTGGGCAGCACCAGCAGCTAATGTTCCAACGGCTGATATTCCAGTTGTTAATGCCATTCCCGCGCCAGACGCTAAAAATGCTCCTACTGCTGCCATATCTAATTCCCCACGCTTAAACGATATTCAAGACCCAGAACGGTCATTTTTAATGGTACGCTCTGGCTTATTGTTATCTGTCCGGTTTGACTAAACCCTAAAAATCCATTTGCTGTTTTCATGCCAGTAAATGGAACAACCGACTTACCAAGTACATCTTCACCAAATTTTCTAAATGGAATTAATTGTCCGTTAATTGTCATGTTCTGAGTTTCGTTTACAAGAGCATCGACTTGGATAATACGTTTTTTAAAACCTTGAACAGATCCAGAAGATAGCACTGGCTCAGAAGGCATTGTCTTAACTGTAACAGTGTAACCTAACCCAACCTCACCGCCCCTTGTTGTTGCTGGGGCCGTGGCAAAAGAAACAACTCCGTTTGGAGGAACCGTTTGATTAGGATCTACAAGACCATCACGAACTATAGAAACTGTTTCGCCTCTAAGATGTGGCATATGGATATTGGGGTCTGCACTTGTTTTGGCAGCATCGGTTGTAAAGGTATCGTCAAATTTTTCTAACGAATAACGAGGATTACCGTCTATTGTTCTTTTTACAATTACATAAACATCTGAAATTTCAACAGAGACAGCAACAAATTCTCCATCTGTTGTAAACCTACTTGGTGCAATAACATTCTGACCCACCAGGATAGAATAGACAGCCATAGAGCCATCTTCACCATTAACAATGAATATACGGTCAGATTCATCTGTAGACGAAGCTCTACGCGCTGCCATGTCTATAGGCGTTTTTAAAAGATGAGAGCTTAGAGTGGATAAAGGCTGAACCTGGTAAGACGCTGTGTTATCTCCATACTGAAAAGCATTAAGAGATTTACCCTGTCTTTGAATAAACAGAGTTGCACCGTTTAGATCTTCAATCGGAATACCAGGTTTCGCTCCTAATCTTGTTTGAGGGCGCACGAAAAACGATGAAGGTGTGATTGGCGTATCAGTAGACTGAGTAACAGCAAACTCTGCTCCAGTAGTAAATATTCTTAAATCATTACCAGAGAATAAATTAATAATACTGTTTAATTGGTTTGTGTTTATTGTTGCTTCAACGCTTTCATCATCAAGACCAGTGCCAACATTGAAGTTAAAAAAGTCAATTACCTGGGAACCCCATATAGTGTTGATACGAGACTTAGACCCACCAAAATATAAACGTCCCTCATGGAACGCCGCAGACTTAGCCCAGCCGCGTGTATTAGACCAAACATCTTCATACCCGTTTTCGCTTTCCCAATTTCCAGAGGTAATCGCACTACCATCAAAAAACGGAACCTCAACAACAGCCCTCATTTCTGTATTTGAAACAAACTCAACATAACGAGCGCGTCCGAATGTGCTTGTAACTTGAGCGTATGAGCCAACAGCAGCAGCTTCAAATGGTTGAACGCTATATGATGAACCGTTATTTGGCGCAGTGTCCCAAGCTGGATAAACTGTAGCAAGCTTAGAAGATCCTACATAATCTTGAATAACTCTTGTTTGCCCAGCGCCAGTACCAGATGTAATTTTAACATACATTCCATTTGGTTGGTCATTAGCAGAAAACGAACTAGAAGATTTTAATGTAATTGTACTTGCACCACCAGCTTGTGCTGTGCCTGTGTCGGTTGTTTGGGCGCTTGCTGTAATGGTAATGTTGCCCGTAGCGCCAGATGGTGTGATTGTAAACGTAGGGCTATGAGTTGTTAAAGCATACGCATATTGAGGCACATTCTTTAATGGTAAGTTTTCTAATGTCCAAGATGTATCACTGTTTCTAATTAATCTTTTAGTCTGCAAATCTTCATGGCAAAGAATAAGAGTATCGACTGCCTGAGTATAATTTATTTCGTCTAACATATTGGTAGTGCTGCCCGTACCATCCGTAATGTCAGTTGCAGTAATAAAATCATCAGTGCCGCCATTAAGGTTTTCTTGCTGAACTCCGTTTTTAAAAACAAAGATCTTTTGATGAACAAAAACTAAACTGTAACTGTCGGTAACACTAAATTCAAAAGGAATAATTTTAAAAACTTGAAACGCATTTACGAAATCATGGCAAAACTTGAGGCCAGGTCTACGTTTAAAACCACCTTGCGGTTGAATAACTACATTTGTAGCTTCCTCTAAAGCATTTTGATATTGCTGTAAGTCAGTACGCGCACGAACCAAAGGATCAAGTTCACCCACCGAAAAGTTGGTTTGGAATTGAACAACGCGCATTTTAAGCCCTCACGTTGATTAACGAATAATCCTCAATAACTTGTGGTAAACTACCACGGCTATCAATATTAATTGATTCACGCATTAGGCCACCACGATTTGCATCTGCCGGTGAGCCAAATGCTAACGCTCTAAAGTAATCTGATTTAGCAACTTGATCTGTAATTACAAAACCTAACTCTGCTGCTAAAGCTGTACGAAGCAAACGCACAAAATAAACTGGCATTTTGCTTTCTAATACCGTTGCCTGGTAATCAATATATACAGTGTCAAAGTTTGTGTATAACTGATCTGCGTATATTTCCCAACCGTAGTTAGCTGGTTGTTGATTGGTTCCACTGCTAGTGAATAGTGCAACCACGCCAGAGAGCATATCGCCTGGAAGCTGATAAGCATACTTCCATTCATTAGTTGGAGCATCAGCTAGTCTAGCTAGCTGTGTTTTTTTAAGGCTCCAAGTCCACATATAGTTTGAAATTATATTATCGCGTAGATCTGGATATAAACGATCACAAGCAAGTGCTGCGTCTGTACCTTCTGTAAAAGATGAGATTGGTGATGCACCCAAAAGAATTAAAGCATCCGAGCAAATAGAAACAGAAGAATCGCCAACAGCCATATTTATCTCCAGAAGGTTGGAAAGGGGCGCCGGAGCGCCCCAAGCCTTTAGGTTACACCAATTGCTGTTCCAGCAGTAACATCGACAACAGTGCCGTTGTTGCTTAAAACTATGCTTAGTGTTGCTGTAGGGGTGTTCGTATCATAATGATAAAGAAGATCACCAACAGCAAGCGTATCAGCTAGACTGTTAAAGTAACCAGCACCCGTTACAGTTGCTTTAGCTTCTGCACTAATATAGGAATACATACTTGGCGCGTTCCCTTTCTTAGATGCAGCTATGGTTGCAAAACCAGCTTGAGTAAATGCCATTGAATAATACCCCTATTCAGTACAGTTGATTTGAACAATGCCTTCGCCATCAATAGCAACAGATCCAGCGGAGAACATTGAGCTTACCAAGAAAGATGTTTTCTCTGGTACATAGTTCACTTCTGTTTTCTGAGACATTGATTCGGCGTAACCCATTGAGTCTTTATGCCAAGCAAAGCATGAACGTGTGCCTGGCTTTGGAACGCCGCCTTCGTCACGATCACCCATAGAGAGGATAGTGAAACCCATGAACGTGTTGATTTCTCCACGAACAAGAGCCTTTACAGAAGCAAAGTCCTGGCTGGTTATCTCTGTTTCGCCCAGCAAAGCATCAAGCTGAGATGAGTTCATTAGTAGATAACGACCTTCGGCTGGAACATTTTTGGCGTTCATCGCTTTAGAAGTAGCGCGAAGCTTTTCAATGTTCATGTTTGTATTACCACCTGGTCCCACTGTAGTAGCAACAGTTGTGCCAGCATTGCCAACAAACGCATCAATGCAAAGCTGGTCCATACGACGAGCAATAGATTTTGATACAACTTGAACCAATTCTGAACGCTCATCAAAGTTGATGTGAGACTGTTGGAATATGTCAGAGTATTCAGCAGCAATGAAATCTGACATTGTTGCAGTGACCTGACTATAGGTTACGTTTAATGGTGTTACGTCTGTTTGCGGTACGCGAACAGTAGCAACTCCTTTTCCAATTTTTGGAAATTTAACAGTATTACCGGCCACGCCTGTGCGTGTACGCATTGTACCACGAAGTAGTGACTCGGCTTGATACGCTTGCTTAACCTCTGAATCGAACAGGGTAACAAACGCCGTTGTGACGTTCTGCGCCATTGCAGATACCTCCTATTGAGTTTCAACAAAACGCGATCCGTTATCCGATAGTCGGGCGATCCGCTTGCGCATCATGGCCGCGCCAGCCAGTAGATTACTACATTTAACGGGCCGGACGCGGTTAGCCGTTGAAGCTAAAATACACGCAAGCGATATTTATTGCAACCCCTAAGAGTTAGCTTGCATCCATTGGTTTTCTATTTTGGTTCGCCAAGGTGCATCTGTTTTCCATCTAGGATCAGAAATAGCTGACTCAAGATCTTCTTTTGTCATTTCTGGTTTGTTCACAACAGGAGCTATAGGAATGTTTTCATTTGTAAGAGATTGATGATATTTTACAAACGCATTGATAGCATCAGCATTGTTTAAAGATCCAGCTAATGACTCACGCTCTGAGTTTGTTAAAGGAACTTTCATCAAGTTTCTTTCTACCATTTGGATTTTTTCTTGCGCGTTTTTACCGAGCTTTTCCATTTCAACGCGCTGATCATACTCCATGCTTTCTTGCTCTTGCTTAGACAGAGCAAGTACACGCGAAGCCAAATCCTCGAAAGCGTCCTGGCTAATTCCATTTTCTTTAGCCCATTCCTGATATACTGAAACAGTTGGGTCTTCCGCATCCAGACCTTGATCCGAAAGGCCAGATACATCGTACTCATCTGGCGCCTTATGTTTGCCAGATTTAAATTTCTTTTCAAGTTCTGCATAACTTTTTGCAAGTTTTTCAACATCTGGCCCATCCTCATCCCAAAATTTTTCTGGATAATAATCAGGTCTTTCTAAAGGAGCATCATCTTCCTGAGAAGCTTGAACATCTTCTTCCGGTTGTTCGTGAACCGCAATAGGCGCTTCTGCGCTTGGTGCTTCTGGTTGTGTAACATTAATCATTGGGGCATCAGCCTCAACTTCTTGTGCAGCCATTTCTTCAGCCATTGTTTGACCTTTCTATTCTTTTATCAATCATACGCACAATTTCAGCCATGCCTGTCCGAGCATAACCAAAACTTGCATCTTCTCCTGGGAACCAAGTGGGTTGTTCAATTGTAATACTTTTTAAATGGTTTAATACCTTTTGACCTTCAGCGCTTTTAAACACTTTGCCATAGATCATATCAATATCATCAGCCCTTGGTGTTTTAATCTCCGCTTGAATTAAACCTTCCCATCCATCGGGTGTACTCATTGCATCGCCTCCATTGTTGCGCCACCATCATCAGCAGTTTGTGGCCCTTGTTCGGCCATCATTGCTTGCTGCATTTGTTCAAGCATTGCTTGTTGTTCTTCTGGAGTAGTAAGCAATTCTTGATTTATATTCATTTTCTCAGCAATGTACTGAGCTATTCTAGGAATAGATAACGCTGCCTGTCCCTGTGGACCAAGAGAGTTTGCTATCTGCATGAACTGCACAACATCATTTACTTCTTGAAGCTTCTGAGACTGAGCTAGAGGCGCTACGGGCGTTACCTTAACCTCGACACCGTTTACCTTTAGAGGTAAGTCAATATAGCCTTGCTGATCCATTATATACAAAATGCGAGAAACAAGCGGAACCATCGTTTCATTAATCAATCTACCAAAAGCAGACCCCAGGTTACTTGCTAGCTCTCTTGATCTTTCAGCAATCTCAGTTGCGGATCGCGCTGACATATTATCAGGCGGCAAAGTATCGTCCATTAAGATCTTTTTAATGTTAATACGCAAATCATTCATAACGATCTGGCTTACGTTAAAGTCACCAGTGCGAGGCAATGGCGCCAAAGACGCGCCTTGCGGTCCACCGTTACGCGCCACGCCAATAATTGCACCTGGCTGGATCTTAATGTTTTGAGGGTTCAATATACCATCATCTGCTGCCGTATATACACCAGCAATAGCTAATGAAGCGTTTTTAAGAACTAGCTCAACAGTTTTGTTTAGGGTCTTTATATCGCTGATTGCAGTTACCAAAGGACCGCGACCATATACTTCGCCAGCAACTTTCATATAACGCGCAACGATAAACGGAGAGGAGTCCATAGTTCTGTAAACAAGCTCTTGGCGTTTGCTGGGCCAGATAACATGATAGCAAAACCGTTTTTCGTCATAGTCATAAATTACAGCGTCAACTAAATCTATTTCTTTTGATGGAGAATTTGATATTGCTTCTTGTAGTTCCGATGTCATTTCTAGATCAGGAAACTCTTGCGGTATCGCTTCAGCTTTCATTCTAAGCTTACGATATACGTTATCGATATTGCCAAACGTACCTTCCTCGATAGCAACCAGGTATTGAGGGATTGGTGTAAACCTAATTGGAGTAGCTTCATCACCAGGCGTTACCATCATAACCGCAGTACCGACACATAGATCGAGCAAGAACTCGCCCATTGCCAGGTCAAAATTAGTCTGACGCATGATTTCAAACATACGTTTTGTGTAAGCATCTAGTGCAGCTTGCGCTTGAGGCCGCTGTTCTTGTGGTATGCCAGTGCCAGCTTCTAATCGACACCACTCTTTTTGTGGCGGGAACAAGCCAGACTGTATTCTATTAGCAAATCTTTGTGTTGCATGGATAGCTGTTGAGTCAAAAACCCTAACCATCTTGCCCTTACCGGCAACACCACCTTCGTAGTATCCAGAATAAAGATTGCGCTGTGGTAAAGCAAATTCGTAACAGTCTTCGTAAATTGATCTCCACTCATCTTTACGAGCGTTGGCTTTAGCGTCACGTTCAATAATCTCAGTTACATTTAGCCTAGACATCGTGCTTATCCTTTTTTGTGACGATTAGCGAAGTTACGCGCAGCCTCAACAGATCCAAAACCCCAGGCACTTAGAGCCAATGCCTTTCGAGTAGGTTTGCCCTTTTCATCTTTCATTGGTCCTTTCATGCCAGCAAATCGTGCAGCAAAGCTGATACGCCTGGGATTAGTGCCAGTTTTTAACTTACGGCCCATTCCAAGTTTTTTTCGACCAGCTTCATTTAAGCCACCCGCTGCACTTTGAAACTTTTTTGCTACCATTTACTTGGCTTTTGGTTTTGCTTTGGGCTTTGGCTTTTCAACCCAAGCTTCATTTTCTGGAGTGTTGGGATCGTCACCAATAAACGAACCGTCTTCATTACGGGCGCGAACTTTTTTAACAGGAACATCCACTTTAACTTTGTTGTGAACGCGAGGATCAGATTTAATTTGTGTCATTAGTAATCACCACCTAATTTTGTTTGAAGTTTCTCTTGTTGTGGGCCTTCCCGTCTAGCGGGAGAAAATAAAAGCCTTAATCCACCCCTGCGCATACGGCTACGCCTTGACTGAACGCCCTGCATCTGGGTAATTTCTTCGCTTTCGGCCCTACTAGAAGCCCTTTGACGCGCAGCAGAAGCATCAATTTCAGCTTGGCTAGGCGCTCTTGATCTACTACCAAATAATCCAGACATATTAAAACCTCACCATCATGTAATAGTCAGCCCCCTCTGGGCCAAACTTTGTCATAACACTTTCTACACTAAAATTTAGTGATTTGGCAAACCTTAAAGCAACATCGTTTTCCACTTTAACGCAAATTTGTAGTCTTTTTATTTCATAATCAAGGATTGCGGTATCGGTTATAGCCTTTGCGCCACGCACAAGTAATATCGCATTTTTATAAATGTCTTTACTGGGGATCAGCCACATCTCTGCCAGGCCATTCCATATATACCTTATACCGAAAACAGCAATAACCTTACCTTTGCAGATTGCTGCCCAGCTAGATCCGACAACGGCATTATCCCAAATGTAATGAATATAATTAGGAATATGATTTATATATTCTTTAGTATCCTCATTGTACTGTATTCTGGTAAGATGATCATAGGTTAATGCAACGATATGTTCATCATTGCTCATTCTAAACTCTGGGATCTGAATTAAACCCATTAGAAAATTTCAAAATCTGTTGTTGCTGAGTAGCTTGAGCTTGCGGCAAAGCTTGTACCATACGATCCACGGCGCAATTTACGCTGCTCACCGCCACCAAGCATTAGATATCCAAACGCATCGCCACAGTGAGAATGCTCATTCTTTACCGGCGCGTCTTTAAACCTATCTTGCCCAGCGCCCATTGAAACACGTTTAAAAAAGTAGCCACCGCTTAGAGATTTACGCAATCGTAAACATTTTTTATTTACTATCAGCCCAGGCTTGCCACTCACCAGCCGGTTCATAGGCGAAGCAGCAGCTTCACGGCGAACATTGAAAGCATTACTATCTGTTGGCTGCGCTCTAAACCCGATAGACTTCAAATGATCAAATGCGGTAACTTCATAAATCTCATCGCGCTTGTTACCCGCTGGATCACCCCAGATCATTACCTCTGCCTTGTCAAAACTTGCGGCTATCTTAGCCAGTAGCTCCTGACCAAACCGTTCGAGCCCCATATCAAACGTAACTAGCTCATCTAAGACCTTCCAGGCGCCGCCAGCAGTACGTTGTCCAAAGATGGCGGCTGGTGTTAATCCAAAGTCTACACCGATCTGAAGCGGGTACTGAGGATCATACTGAACTTCCGCTGACATTAGCTCATCATCGTACTCAGGCCACACTGGACGCCCTTCTTGCACAAAAGTATATTTACCTTCTGCGTAACACCTGATCCAATCAGCATTTTTACCGCCAAGTAGCTGCTCATAGTACCCATCAGGAAGATGAACCTTGTTTTCCGCTGACGGGTTAACCATCCACCACTTGCCACCAGAAAAAACAAATCCGTTTGCCTCTGGGTTCTCAGGTATATCTTTAGCCCCTACCTCCAGCACACCGCCAGGTTGCCGGTGAAACTTCCAGGGAAACCGACCGCCAATAGGGTTCTTCTCTGCAAGCTCATGCCACCAGTGATCTGCATCAGGCGGGTTTGTATCCATAATAATGCCGTACCAGGACGCTCCTCCGTCCGATTTAGTAGGGTAACGGCCTACACGATGGGTCAAACCATCGATAACAGCCTTTGGTAACTCTCTGGCTTCATTTACCCAGGCACCAGTAAGTTCCAATGAAAGCAGTTTACGCACATCTTGCGGCGTAGATAGCGCCATAAAGATAACTTCGCAGTCAATACCAGGTGCATTATCGCGGCTGGGCAGCTTCAAATGGTGTGTTATAGGCGGTTGCCACCGCATCGGACCCCAAGTTTCTTCTGGAAACAACTCCCCCCAGGTCTTAATTGTAGTTGTTCTTAGCTCTGGATAGGTATTTCTAACGACAACAAACCGAGAATATCGGATACCGTCACGCGGAGAAGGCTTTTGCTGCACAGCTTTAAGCATTATCTCAGCAGCGCACCCATATGACTTACCAGATCCAACCGGACCCATCAGGCCACGAACAAAAGATTTATCGTGTAGAAATTTCCATACAGTAGCAGACTTAGAAAAGTCTAAATCCATGCTAGGAAGATTACTCATCGCCAGCCTCATAAGTCGTGGTAATCTCTGGACCCTTCATATTGATCCCAATAATCGAAGGCTTATCAACATTTGCCTCAACATCCAGCAAACCACTAGCTTTAGCTAAAATGCGTAGAACACTCACCTTGTCAAACATCTCAATCGTTGTTCCATGCTGACCAACAGTAACCTTCTTAATCGCCGCCAAAGCCTCATCAGGAATATCAGCAATAGGCTTTATCTCGCCCGTACTTAAATTAATGATATCGGTAATCCGAGCAGTACCCATAGCAATCAACTCAGTAGCAACAGCTTCCTTGTTCTGAGCAA